GTGACCACGCGATTAAACTGACACTCTCGTGCGAAACGGATAAGCTCAAACCGTTGTCTAAAAAATTCGAGATGCTGAGCAAAAAGTTACCGGCACCAGTCGGTATGTTCGACGACCCCGAAACGGTGGTCGTGGACGATATCGAGAGGTGGGATTGGGAGCAAATATTCCCCATAGCTATGATTATTATAATCGGTTTCGTCACGCTTTTGGTGCTTAGCGGGCGATCGCGAACATCGGCGCCGCCGGCTTAACTACCTTCTTGGAAACGGCCGAAACGCCCATGAAGACCAAGATGGACAAAAGCGTCGTGGTGACGGCCGTCAAAGTGTATTGGAGACCGGTGTTCTTGTTGCCCTTGACGAGGCGGCTGATCACGTAGCGCGACACGTCCATCCAGGACATGGCGGCCGCGAAAGAGAAGCCCGTGACGAGGGAGTTGAGCGCCTGGGTTTCGAGTTGGGAACCGACATCGCGGGCGAAGGCTTCGACATCTTCGAGGTCGAAACGGTCATCGACTTTTTCTTCTTCGGTGGACATTGTGGTGTATGGTATACGATAGGCGAAGAATTTTATTTTACTCTGTGTCGGACGCTAACAACTCCTCGCGAACCGCGAGTTTCGTATAGACTTTCTCACCATCGGCCGGCACACCCCGAACTTTCATATCATCGTCGTCTGATGAGCTCGAATCTGACGAAGACGATTCGTCGGTCGAACTCCCACACGGCCTGAACTTTTTATACGTCGATTCCTGATACCCCGTCGGTTCAGAGACCTTCTTCCGAGCCCTCTTCTTCCGAATCGGAACCTTCTGTGATGAACTCATTGGCATCTATCGATGACTTGAGATATTCTTGGGCGGGATTCGACGGGACCCACGATTCGTATTCACGCCCTGCGCGCGTCACCGCGTTCATGAGCGGATCGTCGCCGACATATTTCGTCCAAACCTCGTCCTCGTCGTCGTCGCACTCGAATTCCTCGTCTTCATCGTCATCGCCGGCGCCATCGCCGGCCAATCCTGGAAACAGTGATTCCGTGGGCTCCCCGACGCGATACATTGTGCAATACTTGATAGCCAATTGAAAATCTTCCGATAAAAGCATGCTCCGTCCACACGCGTTCGCATACTGGGCTGCTAGAACGACGGCCGTCTCGAAAACCGGTTTACAGATGTCGATGAGTGCCTTGGCGTGCCGCTGCTGCATTTCTTCTTCGTCGCCCTGTAAGTTACTGAAGCCCGTGCGCATCATTATGGTGTGTACTGATATAAAATATCAGCTTTTCCCTCGCTGAAACGCAACACGTTGTGCGACGCCCCGTAGACGCGCACGTCTCGCGCGTACGTTGGCTGTGGATTGAGCTCGAACTGGACAATTTGGTCCTTGATGAGAGAGAAATTAACGGTTCCCGACGGCGGCCCCTCCGGCTCGGTCGCGAACGAGTAACTATAGAATCGGCGAATGAGCTGCGTTTTCGAGTGGTGCATGTACGGTTGAACCGCCTTGAGAAAGATCGCCTTTCCCGTGACCTCGTCCAAAATTTCTTCACCATCGAAACTCAATTTCAGGTGCCGGAGATGCTCAAACAGAATGAGACGCCCACCAATCCCCGTTGTCTTTCCCTCGCCCGTGTTAGGCGTCGTGACTCGGTTATCGTAATCGAACGGCGACGATCCCGTCGGAACTCGCGATCTAATCACGAAGTAGAGCTCGCGCATTGGATTGGAAAACTCAAGCTTCATCCTGAGTGCATTTGTGCCGGCAGGAATCGTCTCTTGGTGCCTCTGGTGTTGTGTGATGACGTAATCCAGCTCGGGGCGACGCAAGAGTTGGTCCCGGACGGCGTCTTCGACGAATACGATATCCGTCGCGAGCGCCATGGACTTGATCGTGGGTCGTCCACCACTAGTCGTGAAATCGATGTGTCCACCGGTGACTGTGGAGACCATGAGATGACCGTCCACTGCGTCCTGATAGTGTCGTAATTTAACCACGAACTCGACCTCCTGGAGCTTCAACGCGCACAGAGGCAACGCGAGCTCCGGTTTTCTGTAGAAATAGAACGGGAGGTCGATGATCAACTCCGTATCCCCCGTCGCTTCGCCGAGATGGGCCGCGATGGATTTGTCAGACACCAAAGTGCCGGCGACTCGATTTGGGTACTTACCAATGAGATGTTTGAGCGCCTGTTGCTTCGTCTGTGTGTAATTCTGCTCGGAATAGATCTGCAGCACGTCCGACGTGAGTCTTTGGATGACGACGTCGCCGATGCGGAGGTCGACGTACTCGATGATTCCATGCCCGATGGAATCGATCCAGGCCAGTGGGCGAAGGGGGTGATTGATCGGTGATAAAGTTACCTTGAGCGCCACCGTCTTCAAAAGATCCCCGTAATTCGCTGGAATTCGAAAATGCGCCGTCTCCCCAAACCGGGTGCTCGTCTGTGGCTCGAAGTCTCGCGACTGCACGGCGTAATTGGTCGTTTTCTTGAAAATCGACCGAAAGTGGGTGTACTCTGGGTCGACCGTGAAGAATCGCTCCTGTGGGCCTCGCGCGAGCTCAAGCTGTACGCGTCCGGCCATCTACTATACATATCTAAAATTTTACACCCGCCAAGCCCGCGGCTATGGTCAAGACGTTATACGACACGGCGTAGACTCGAACCGTCGAAGGGTGGCCGGCATACAGATGGTCGATGTTCACAGTCAATAGCTTGTGTGCGATCCGCGAAAAGTTGACCTGACCGGACGGCGCGGCGCGATCCGGGTACTCGGCGAATGAGAACATGCCGAAATCACTCTTCAACGAGTACGCGGCACCGCCCGCGCCGATCGTCGTACTCCGCGTGTCCGCCATGGTCGTCGTTCTGACCAATGGTGAGTTCACATGGTTTCTCAGTGACTGTTCGTATACCAACTGTTTGTGCGTCTTGTCGAACACAACCTCGTCGTTGAAGCGGAGACGGACGCGCTGAATCGTGTTGAAATCATACGGCGTGTTTAGCTCCACCGCGCGATCCGACGTCGACGTGAAAAACATCTCTTTAACTGGGCCGGCAAATTTGAGCATCACCGACCGCTCCGTCTCATCGGCGGGTATCTTAAATTGCGACATCTGGAGCTGTGTGATTGTGTAATTGATTGGTTTGTGCATGAAATACGCGCGCTCTTCGGGAGTCACGTAGACGAACTCCGAATCGAGCGACATGTTCGCGATCTTCGCCGTCAGACCCGACGGGATGTCTGCCGGTGTGGTGTACCAGATGAGTTCGTTCAGAGGGCGAAGCTTGATTCGTACTTCGACCAATTGTTTCGTGAGCGCACACACGGGAATCGCGAGCGACGACTCGCGATAAAAATAGAATGGTAGATCCATGTAGTAGGTGTACGTGCCGTTCGAGTACCGCAAAAAGTTCCCGTGACCATTCAAGAAGTACACGCTCTGATCGACATCATCGAACGAGTTGTTGAGCTGTTGATGCATGTAGATGTACTCACCCGTGAGTCGTTGAACCGTTTGACCACCGATCAACAGGTCTGCGTGCTCGATCAGGTGGGAAATGACACTCGGCGTCCAGTAGACATCGTTTTTCCCAGGGGAATCCGGTGTCGGATCGCTCAGGACGATTTTCAGAGCGACGTTTCGTATCAAGTCTCCTTTGGTCACCGGCACTCGGCACGACACTTCGCCACCGAAGTCGAGTCTGCCGTCGAACGGCGTCTCGACGGTCTCTATCGCGAACTTCGTGTGACGCTTGAACCTTTGTAGAAAGTGACTGTACGTGGCGTCGCCTGTGATCCACGCGTCCACGCCCGCGGTGGCCGCGAGTCGCAACCTGCCGGCAGGCATCGTGAGTCTACTTTGAGTGGGGAAAATTTCTGAAATTAAAAAGCACACTGATCGCAGGAAGCATGAGCACAGCAGACGGAGTGAACCTCCAACTCAAGAAATTCCAACCGCAGAACATGGCCGATGATGCGACAGCCATTTTCGTCGCTCGACGTCGATCTGGTAAATCAGTGGCGGTTCGTGACATCATGTATTACAAAAAACACATCCCATGTGGCATCGTGTGTAACGGGACGGAGGAAGGAAACTCATTCTACGGGAGCTTCGTGCCTGATCTGTTCGTATACGGAGACTACGACAGAGACGCGGTCGATCGCGTGATTCAACGCCAGCGGAAGATAGTTAACGGGGCGAACAAACATAAGCCCGGCAATAATGCCTTCATCATCCTGGACGACTGCATGTACGACACGAAATTCGTCCGAGACACGCAGCTACGAACGATCTTTCTCAACGGTAGGCACTATAAACTTTTCTTTTTGATGACCCTGCAGTACGCCATCGATCTTCCACCCGCGCTACGGGCTAACTCAGATTACATCTTCGTGTTTAAGGAGCCGGTGCTCGCGAACAGAGAAAAGTTATACAAGAACTTCTTCGGTATCTTCCCAACTTTTGATATGTTTAATAAAGTACTCGAGGCGTGCACGGAAGATTACGGCTGTTTAGTTTTAGATAACACTGTCCGATCCAACAAGATCAGCGATTGCGTGTTCTGGTGGAAAGCATCCCTGCGGAAGAATTTCAGAGTGGGCTCACCGGCGCTTTGGCAAATGCACAAGAAGATGTATAATCCGAGACACTTCGAGACAGATAACAACAAGTTGAAAGACGCGAAGAAGGGCACGAGCCTCAAAATCACCAAGCGTAGGTAAGTGCGCGTCGAAACCGATTTTAGAAAACATGGACCCTTAGGTAGAGAAGATGTCCCAGCAGATCCAGACCATGAACCTCGTCGACAGTGGTGAGGGCTACGTCCCATTGGCACCGAGCGCACCGCCCGACGTTCAACCACCGCCCATGGCCGTCGCGTCGTCTTCCGTTCCCCAGAGCCAGGGGGTGGAGGCGCCGACAACAGCGTTTCATTCGTCGGAAAAAAATGTCGCACAACAGCAGCAACAACAGCCCATGGACTCGACGCCGCTCGACGCCGTCATGATGGAACACGGTCCGCCCGCGGGAGGCGCCGTTATGATGGATCCGCCCGTGATTCAAAACCAATCGCCGATGCAATCGCTTCAAATGCAGGCACCGGCACAGAACCCCACCGGCCCCGTGCCCCAAGACATGCAAACGCACGTCCAGAGCAAGAATCCGGGTGGTTTGACCGACGACCAAATGACGGCGCTCTTCGTCGCCGTGTGTACCGCCGCCGCGATCTCCGCTCCCGTGCAGCAAAAGCTTTCAACGTCCGTTCCCAAATTCCTAAACGAGATGGGTCAACGGTCAGGAGTTGGACTCGCCGCCACCGGTGCCGTCGCCGCCGCCCTTTTCTATTTCGGCAGGTCCTACGTTATCAAACAATGAGCACCGTAACCTCTTCATAAATCCGAGCAGACCGTCGGACACGAGTGAGAACGTCACGTGCTTTCTGACTTCATAAAACACCTTACCGGCGCGAAGCATGAGTTTGATAGGTACGTTCATCTACAGTAAAACTACAAATTTATTCAACAACGCTTTGACTACTCCTCACAGCCTTGTTGTATAGGGCAAGAAGCCTATCCTTCTCGTACACGTACGCCGTGTGCTTTTGTGTACACCCTTGGACACTCAACACAAGCGTAGATACCAGTCGAGCGCCCTCCAGATCCTCTTCTCTTAATATACGGAACGTGACGAAAACCTTCCATTGCGGCGACGCATTCAAGCGCCGGTATATCGCTTCTCGATCGTGGTCCGTGAAAACCTTGTCGAAGGAATACACGATATCGAAATCAATCGCCCCTTCCTCGTCCGCTGCGTCCTCGCACGAGAAACTCACGTCCTGGCCTATTTTGCCGGTGACCTCTTTTGCGATTTGTATCCGGTGCTTCGCTCTGTCCACGCCCACGACTTTGCTCTCCGGATAAAATATCTTCCAGTGTAGACAACAATTTCCTCGACCACAGCCTATGTCGATGAAGCTCGCCCCTGTTTTAATCAGGGGTGCCACCTCATTGATGACTTTTTCAAACGAGCCCTTCGTCAGTTCTTGTAGAGTTTCACTCGACGGTGGCCGTGACCCGGGCACACGTTGTGACGGTGAAGTCGACGTCGACGACCGCTTTTCATCGCTCGGTATGTCACCGCTCGTCAAATAGCCC